CGAACGCTCCCGCCTGAAAGGAAACACAATGTCCGACCTGAAGATCAAGATCGGCGCCTATGACGCCACCACCCGCTCCGTGCCGGTCACGTTCACCAGCGGTGACATCAAGCACATGCGCTCGGTAAACGCCGTCCTGAAGGACGACGGGGCTTACGACAAAGCGGCTACGAAGGCCCGCGTGGACGAAGTGGCGCGCGGCGTTGCTCACAAGATCGGCCTCGGCGTCCTGACCATGCCGGTTGTGGAAGAGGCCGCGACGTCGGAGGCCGATTCCGCTACTGCTGAGTAAGTGATCGGCGGCACTTCACGCCGCCCATTTCCCCCTTTACGGAAGGGGGTCTCGGATGTTCCCGCATCTCGAAACCAGCGAGCCTGCACTCGCACTCTCCGGGCAGCACGCCTGCCCCTTCGAGCACCCTTCCGCGTCTCAGGCGCGGAAGGGACATCGTGCAGGATCAATCCCATGTCTACCCCTTTTGTTCTCGTTCGCGCCGTTTCTCCCCCGGCCGGTTACATCGGCGGAAAGCGGAACCTTTCCAAACGCATTTGCGCCATTCTCGACCGCACTCCGCACACCAGCTACGCTGAGCCTTTCGTGGGCATGGGCGGCATCTTCCTGCGCCGAACCCGGCGCCCGAAGGCCGAGGCGATCAACGATATCTCCGGCGACGTGGTGGGCCTCTTCCGCTGCCTGGCCGAGCACTATCCCTACCTCGTGGATATGCTGCGTTTCCGCGTCGCCAGCAGGGCTGAGTTCGAGCGCCTGCTCGGGCAGGATCCGGACCGGTTGACCGATCTGCAGCGCGCCGTGCGCTTCCTCTACCTCCAGCGCCTGGCATTCGGCGGCAAGGTGTCCGGCCGCACCTTCGGTGTGGATGCATCCAGCCCGGCCCGCTTCGATGTCAGCAAGATCGAGCCGATGCTCGCCGACATCCATGATCGCCTGCAATCTGTCGTGATCGAGCGCCTGCCATACAGCGATTTCATCCGCCGCTACGACCGCGAGGGCGCCCTGTTCTACCTCGATCCGCCCTATTGGGCCTGCGAGAAGGACTATGGCCCCGACGTCTTCATTCGCGAGGACTTCGCCGCCCTCGCCGACCAGCTGGCGGGCATCAAGGGCAAGTTCCTAATGTCGCTTAACGACAATGAGGGTGTGCGGGAGACTTTCGGCCGCTTTATCGTCGCGCCGATCGACACGACTTACACCATCGGCGCAGCGTCGCGTCCGGCCCGCGAAGTGCTGATCAGCAACTTCCCGCTTGCAGCGAACGACCTTTAAACTCAGATCCTGCCAACCTCAGCGATGACTTGGAAGGATGCAGCATTATCGCGACGCAGGTCGGTCATTTTGATTTGCCGCCCCAAATTCTACTCTATTGGAGGTTAGTGGGCGGCATTTCAGCGCTTGGTATATTTCCGGTCCGTTGGCACGCTTCGGTTTTAGCGATAGCATGTCATTTTCAAGAGCGCGACATCGATCATCATTCTTCGATGTGATCTCGGCGGCGTTAATCAGGCAATACATCATTTGCCCAAGACCCAGGACCGCAAGCCCGCCAAACAGCAATGTGACAGCTAACTCCCGCCTTGACGAACGCAGATTGCCATAGAGACCCATCACGCCTCCTGCGAAACCTGCACCGGCCGTCCAGAACGTCGCAGGATCTACGAAGGCTAAAAGTGGCGAGAGGCAATATGCAAGAATCGCTGCCGCGATTGCGAATGCTCGAGCCATGTCGTCAAAACGCGCATGCCAATCGTTGGTAGTCGTACGATCTTCGTCCATTCCAGGCGTGTTACTTCTCGGCCGCACTCTCTGTAAACTGTTGAAGCAGCAGTGCCAGGTCCACACCGCGTGTCACTTCACATTTGGACAGCTGTCTAGCCAAATGCAGCCCCGCGAAAGCTGATCCTTCTCGCGCCATGGTCGCACCATGGCGCAATCCAACGACCATGAGCAGCTGACCGGCGAGGTCATTCAGGTGGGCACCGTCGTGTCCATCGACCACGCCGCGCGCACCTGCACCGTCCAGCTGGGCGATCTCGAAACCGGCGATCTGCCGTGGGTCGCCCTGCTCGCCGGGCGCGTGAAGCTCTGGTGCCCGCCCTCAGAGGGCGAGCAGTGTGCCGTCCTCTGCCCGGAAGGCGATGTCGATAACGGCCTGGTCCTGCCTGGCATCTACTCGGACGCCAATTCGCCGAGCACCTCGGACCCCGACCTCTTCCAGCTCGAATTCCCTGACGGCGCCGTCATCTCCTACAACCACGCGATCCACGCGCTCACCGTGACCCTGCCGGACGGCGGCACAGCCAAGATCGACGCGCCTGGCGGAACCACATGGAACGGCCCTGTCACGTTCAACGACGACGTGACGGTGAATGCCAAGGTCACTGCATCGGAAGACGTCGTCGGCGGCGGTATCAGCCTCAAGGGTCACAAGCACACCGGCGTCGCCGCTGGCTCTGCGCAGAGCGGAGGCCCCGTCTGATGGCCGCCATGGACGAAACCACCGGCGAATTGATCGAGGGTGATGAGGATATCCGCCAGTCGGTAGGAATCATCCTGCGCACCCGCATCGGCTCGTGCGTCGGTCGCCGCGAATTCGGCTCGCTGCTTCCGGACCTGATCGACCAGCCCATGACCCGCGCCAACATCCTGCGGATCTACGCGGCGACTGTCATCGCCCTCACCCGCTGGGAAGATCGCATCCGCCTGGATCAGGTCGGCCTCATGGCCGGTGCCACGCGCGGCTCTGCCGTCGTCGTCCTCGACACCCGGCGCACCGGCACCGCGTCGAACGCCCGCTCCCGCCTTCTCGTGCCCGTCTCTCTCTAACCAAGGATCCTGTTCATGGCCTTCAAGCACGGCATTACCCTCACCGAGATCAGCGACGGTGCCCGCACGCTTACCGCTGTTTCCACCTCCATCATCGGTCTGGTCGCAACCGGCGCCGACGCCGATGCCACCACCTTCCCGCTCGACACCCCGGCGCTGGTCACCGACATCGAGACCGCGATCGGCAAGGCGGGCACGGACGGTACGCTGGCCAAGTCCCTGCGCGCCATCGCCGACCAAACCCGTGCCGTCGTTGTCGTCGTGCGCGTCGAGGAAGGCGCTGATGACGCTGGCACCGCCAGCAATGTCATCGGCACCACCACGCCCGAGGGCAAGAAGACCGGCATGCAGGCCCTGCTCGATGCGAAGTCGCAGCTGGGCGTGAAGCCGAAGATCCTCGGCACCCCCGGCCTCGAAACGCAAGCCGTTACCACGGCGCTTGTTGCTATCGCCAAGAAGCTGCGCGGCTTCCCCTATGCCCGCGCAATCGGCGACACCGTGGCAGACGCTCTGCTCTACCGCGCGAACTTCTCGGCGCGCGAACTCATGCTGCTGATGCCGGACTTCCTGCTTTTCGACACCGCGACCAGCACCAACGTCACCGGCTATGCCGCCGCCTACGCCATGGGCCTGCGCGCGCTGATCGATACCCAGACCGGCCCGCACAAGACGCTCTCGAACATTGCCGTCAGCGGCGTCGTCGGTGTCAGCCAGCCTATCCGCTGGGACATCGAGGATGACACCAGCGAAGCCAATCTCTTGAACGCTTCCGAGGTCACCGCCCTTGTCCGCACCGACGACGGCTTCCGCTTCTGGGGCAACCGCACCTGCTCCGACGATCCGCTGTTCGAGTTCGAAAGCACGGTGCGCGTCGCACAGCTGCTCGCAGACACCGTGGTCGCAGGCATGCTGTGGGCGATCGACAAGCCGCTGACCCCGGCGCTGGTGAAGGACATTGTCGAGACCATCAACGGCTTCGGCCGCCAGCTGAAATCGCCGGGCATCGTGCTGGGCTTCAACGCCAGGTACGACGAGGCGAACAACAGCACCGCCAGCCTCAAGGCGGGCAAGCTGCGGATCGACTACGACTACACCGTGCCGCCGCCGCTCGAAGACCTCGGCTTCAACCAGCGCATCACGGACAGTTACTTCGCGGACTTCGCGAACCAGCTGGCTGAAGCGGCCTGATCCGGCCGCCCTCTCTCCCACCTCGATCATAGGAGCCCACCATGGGATTTCCCCGCGTCCTCAAGGACCAGATGCTGTTCAATGAAGGCAACGATTATCAGGGCGACGCCAAGACGGTCGGCCTGCCCAACCTCACCCGCAAGATGGAGGAGTATCGCGGCGCCGGTATGAGCGGCACCGTTTCGCTCGACATGGGCCAGGAAGCCATGGAGGCTTCCATGACCTTTGCCGGGCCGATGCGCGACATCATCCGCCAGTGGGGCACGCCCACGATCGATGGTGTCTACATGCGCTTCGCCGGGAACTACCAGCGCGATGACACCGCCGAAATCGATACCGTGGAAGTGATCCTGCGCGGCCGGTTCTCGGAAATCGAGTTCGGCGATCAGGAGACCGGCGAGGTCGGCGACTTCAAGGCCACCATGGCCGTCGCCTACTACAAGCTGGTCTGGAATGGCCGCACAGAGATCGAGATCGACCCGATCAACATGATCGAAGTCGTCAACGGCATCGACCTTCTTGCCGCGCGTCGCAGCGCCCTCGGCATGTTCTGATCCCTCGGCGCGGCCGAGCGCCGGGCCGCCCCCTTCTTTCCTGATATCGGAGACCTCCAATGACCCAGACCAAGGCCGCTCTGGCCGCCTCCACCGCACTTGCCGCCGCTTCCGCCCCGGAAGTTCACACCATCACGCTCGACGCGCCGTTCACGCGCGGAGAAACCACGATCGAGACCGTTCTCGTGCGCAAGCCCAAGTCCGGCTCGCTGCGCGGCCTCTCGCTCTCGGGCCTGCTCAACCTTGAATACGGCGCGCTGGAAACGCTCCTGCCGCGCATCACCGATCCCATGCTGTCGAAGCAGGACATCGCGAACCTCGATCCCGCCGACCTCACCCAGCTCGGCAGCGAGGTCATGGATTTTTTGCTGCCGAAGGGCGCGAAGCAGGATCTCTCCCAGCGGACGTAACCGACGCCATGGCGGACATCGCCAGCGTCTTCAGCTGGCCGCCCTCCGAGATGGACGGGTGGCCAATTGCCGAACTCATGATCTGGCGCGCGAAGGCCGAGAAGCGCGCCGGGTCTGCCGATACCTCACCGAAACGCGGGAAACGATAAGTGTCTGACAGGAATCTGCGCATCCGGGTGCTCATGGAAGGCGCCGACCGGCTCACGCGGCCGATGCGGGACGCTGCCTCGGGTTCCTCCCGGCTTGCGCAGACCCTGAAGGCCACCCGCGACCAGCTGAAAGGCCTACAACGCGCGCAGGCCGACGTGGGCGAGTTCCGCCAGCTGAAACAGGGCATGCGCGAGAGCGAACGCGCCATGCAGCAGGCCCGCGCCAGTGCCACCGAACTCGGCCGCGCGCTGGGCGCGACCACCAACCCCACCCGCGCCATGCGCACCGAGTTCGACCGCGCGCGCCGCGACGCCGAGCGCCTGACCGCCCAACACCGCCAGCACGAAACCCGCCTGACCGAGGTTCGCAGCCGCCTCGCGGCGGCCGGGGTCTCGACCCGCAACCTTGTGGGCGAGGAACGCCGCCTCCGCAGCGAGATTGAGCGGACCAACGACAGCCTGCACAGTCAGGATCGGCGTCTTCAGGAGGTGTCCGATCGGGAGCGCCGCTTCTCCGCTGCCCGCTCGCGCTTCTCGCAGGTGCAGGGTTCGGCCGCCGGTCTCGCTGCTGGGGGCGCTGCGGCGATCGGCACCGGGCTGGTCGTCGCCCGCCCGCTGGAAGGCGCCGCGCAGGACGCCATGGAATTCGAGTCGGTGATGACCGACATCAACCAGAAGGTGAACCAGAGCCGCGAGGCCGGGCGCCTGATGGGCCTCGACCTGCGCCGCGCAGCGCTGGCGGTCAATCAGCTGCCGTCCGATCTGCAGAAGGGCGTGGACACGCTCACCGGCTTCGGCCTCGGCGCGCAGCAGGCGGTCGATATGATGACGCCGATCGGTCGCGCGGCGACCGCCTACAAGGCAGAAATCGACGATCTCGGCCGGGCGACCTTCGCCTCCTACGACAACCTCAAGGTGCCGATCGCCCAGACCGGCAAAGCGCTCGACGTCATGGCCCAGGCGGGCAAAAGCGGCGCCTTCGAGGTCAAGGACATGGCGCAGTACTTCCCCGAACTGACCGCCAGCATGCAGAGCCTCGGCTCCAAAGGCATCCCGGCCGTGGCGGATCTCGCCGCCGCGCTGCAGATCACGCGCAAGGGCGCGGGCGATTCCGCTGGCGCCGCCACCAACCTTCAGAATCTGCTCTCCAAGATCAATGCCGGGGACACGATCAAGAACTTCAAGAAGTTCGGCATCGACATTCCCGCCGCGATGAAGAAGGCCGCCAAGGAGGGGCGCAGCCCGATCGAGGAGATCGTGCGCCTGACCCAGAAGGCCACTGGCGGCGACCAGGCGAAGCTATCCAGCCTGTTCGGCGACATGCAGGTCCAGCAGGCCCTGCGCCCGCTCATGTCCGCGTTTCAAGAATACCAGACCATCCGCGCCGACGCCCTGAGCGCCGACGGCACGGTCAACACCGATTTCGCCGATCGCATGCAGGACAGCGCGGAGAAGGTGAAGCGGCTGCAAATTCAGTCGAAAGACCTTTCGACCACGGTGGGCGAACAGCTGCTGCCCATGATCGCCTCCGCCTCGGATTACATGTCGTCATGGGCCGGGAGCATCGCCAACTTTGCAAAGCGTCATCCCCAGCTGACCCGCGCCCTCGCCTTCGCCACTGCGCTGTTCGCCGGGCTATTCCTCGTCATGGGCGGCGGCGCCATCATCCTCGCCGGGCTTGTTGCCCCGTTCGCCGTTCTGTCGGCCGCCGCAACGGCGCTCGGCATTGGCATGCTGCCCCTGATCGGCATTGTCGCCGGTATCGTGCTTGGCATCGGGCTGCTCGCGGCAGCGGGCTACCTGATCTACGAGAACTGGGGCGCGATCACGACGTGGTTCAGCGGCATCTGGACCGAGATCCAAGGCTACTTCAACGGCGGCATCGCAGGCATTGCCGCCATGCTGGTCAATTTCTCGCCCATGGGCCTGCTCTATGCGGGCTTCGCGGCGCTGATGAACTGGCTGGGCGTCTCCATGCCGTCGCGGCTGTCGCAGGCGGGTAGCGACCTGATGCAGGGCCTTATCAATGGCATCACCGGCCGCCTGTCCGCGCTGAAATCGACGATTGTCGGCGCCGCCAATTCCGCCGTCAGCTGGTTCAAGCAAGTGCTCGGCATCCATTCGCCCTCGCGCGTCTTCGCCAGCCTTGGCGGCTTCGTCATGGCTGGCCTGGACGAAGGCTTGGCCGACAACGCGGGCGGGCCGCTGCAGCGCGTGGGTGATCTCGGGAGCCGCATGGCGAGCGCTTTCTCGGCGGACGGCCTCGTCCCGCGTCTCAATGCCATGTCGGGGCAGATGGCTAGCGCATTGGCAGCGGGCGCCGCTGGTGCAGCCTTGGCCGCCTCCCCGGCGAGCGCGCAGGCCGGTGCGAACGGCAGCGCGATGCCCGCGCCCGTTTCCATCACCTACAGCATCAAAATTGACGTCACCGGCGGCGGCCAGGCGCAGGACATTGCAGACGAGGTCCGCAAGGCCATCGAGCAGATCGAGCGCGAGCGGCGCGGTCGCGGCTTTGGTGACGACTGAGGAATCACACCATGCATCTGCTCGCCCTTGGCATGTTCCTGTTTGAGATCGGCACGCTCGGCCCCGACGAATTGCAGCGCAAGACCGACTGGCGCCACGCCCGCTCGGGCCGCGTCGGCGCGCGCGACGCCACGCAGTTCGTCGGCCCCGGCGATGA